CATCAGCCTGACAGGAACGAGGCGCGGTTGCAAACCTGGAAAGGGCTGCACGAAGCGGGAGATGAGAGCGTAATGATTGACTACGCCGTCCTCATAAAACAGTCTGTCACAGTGCCGCAGATTTTAGCCATGTACGGCTTTGATACTCCGAGAGTTCACAGGATACCTTGCCCAATACATCACGGTGAGAAGCGGAATTTCGCGTTCTGGGACGATAGGTTCAAATGCTTCGTATGCGGGGCGCACGGAACGGTGATCGACCTTGTCATGCAGCTGTTTAATCTACCGTTCCAGGATGCGCTCAAGAAGATCGACCAGGACTTCCGTCTTGGGATGAACGTAGGTGGCAGTCTGGACGCGGAGAAACAGGCAGATGCCGAGCGGAAAACTGCGGAACGAATCGAGGCAATACGAAGGAAGGATGCGGAGCGGAAACGTCTGTACGATGCGTACCATGACGCGCTGGACAGATGGATCGAAATGGACAAGGTAGTGCAGAACGAAGCGCCGACACTGCCCTGGGACGAACCGACCGACAGATTCGCCCACGCACTGAAATGGATCTCTGCGGCTGCGGATGTCGTGGATGAAGCAGAAATGAGATTATGGGAGTTTGAACATGAATGTACTGGTAGCTTGCGAGGAATCGCAAGAGGTCTGCAAGGCGTTTCGTGCGCTGGGACATGAGGCGTATAGCTGCGATGTCCAGGAGCCGAGCGGAGGCCACCCTGAATGGCATATCCTTGGAGATGCACTGATGTCTATTGAAGGGGGGCGGTTGTCTACGATGGACGGACAGGTGCATGACATTGGGACGTGGGATCTGCTGATCGCGCATCCGCCATGCACGGACCTGGCTGTGAGCGGGGCAAGATGGTTTCCAGAAAAGCAGAAAGATTTCCGACAGCAGAAGTCGATAGTGTTCTTTATGCAGATGGCACTCGCAAACGTGCCGAGAGTAGCCGTTGAGAATCCGATTTGCATCATGTCAAGCTGTTGGAGAAAGCCGGATCAAATCATTCAGCCATATCAATACGGTCATCCGATTCGCAAATCAACTTGCCTCTGGCTTAAAGGACTTCCGAAGCTCCAGCCAACGGATGAGGTTGAGCCTGGAGAAACAGATAAATACGGTTTTACTATTGGCGGTGCTTTGCAGATGGCGCGTGACGAAAACGGTAAGATCATATCGTGGAATGACCCGCGCACTGCGAAGATCCACAGCAAAACATTTCCTGGCATCGCCCGTGCTATGGCTGAACAATGGGGATAGAAAGGACAACACCATGAGAGATAAAAAATCCCGTGCCGAGTATATGCGTAAATGGCGCGAGAAGAACCCGGACAAAGTGAAAGCCTACAACGAACGGCGGCGAAAGAAAAAGCCAGTGCAGACCGTCATGACCGAAAAGGAATACCGCACTCATCCGGCGATCAGCAGATCCGAACTGTGGAAGATAAACGAGAGCGCCGAGAAGTTCAAGTGGTATCGTGAGCATCCGCTGACTCCGACCCCCGCGCTGATTTTCGGTCAGGTCACGCACAAGCTGCTGCTCCAGCCGGAGACGTTCGACGATGAGTTTGTGGTAGCGCCGAACTGCGACAGGCGTACCAAGGCGGGGAAGGAAGAATACGAAGCGTTCTTTGCAGCGGTCGGTGAGCGTACCGTGATCTCCCAGGACGATTACAACAAGGCGCTGGATATGGTCAGCGTGGTACGGAGCAATCCTATCGCGAACAATCTGCTGCAAGGCGCGAAAGAAGTACCGTATTTCTGGACGGACGAGGATACGGGCGAACAGTGCAAGTGCCGCGTGGACTGCATCACAAACACTGGCGAACGGTCTGCAATGATTATCGACTACAAGACCACCGGAAACGCCAACACGGAGATTTTCAGCAACAAGGACGTATTTCGCTACGGATACCATATGCAAGCTGCCATGTATTCCGAAGGTGTGATGCACAACATGGAACTGACCGACAGACCAACGTTCGTGTTCATCGCACAGGAGAAAACTGCTCCATACAGCGTGAACGTCATTGCTGTCCCTGACGATGTGATGCTTGCCGGACTGGACAAGTACCGGGAACTGCTTGGGCGCTATCACGAATGCAAGGTGCTTGACTACTGGCCTGGATACAACAATATGGGTGAGATGAATGAGGTGGAGTTGCCTGGATGGATGAGTCTTGGCGTGGAGGAAGAAGAGTGAACGAAGTAGAAAAGTTTCTTACCAGTCTTGGCGCACTGGCAGAGGCGTTAGGATCATTTCGTGACAACCTAATGAAAAACGGATTTAGCCGCGATGAGGCAGTTGGTCTATGCGCTGAAATGCTTTCAAATTTGTTTAATCGAAACGAGAACTGAAAGGAGAACATACCATGATCCCTGATGAACTGAAACGAGCAAAACCCCTTACGGGAAAAGAGCGACTTGGAGCCATGCGCGACTCCGAATACATGGGTGCGGAGGATATCGACCCCGGTTCCGAGCCGATCCTCACCATCGACCACATCTACTACGCGACCGTCACGCTCCAGCGCGGCAAGGAGAACAAGGACGTTATTACATTCCGCGAGGAGTCCGTCCCCGGTATCAAGTGCGTCCGGCCTCTGATCGTCAACAGCACGAACAGAAAGATGCTTCGGAAACTGTACAAGGCTGTGTCTGCCGAGACGCTGGAGGGCAAGCGGATCCAGTTGCACCTCGACCCCAAAGTGCGCGACCCCTCAACGGGCGACCTGGTTGACGGCATCCGCATCAGGCCGAAAGTCCCGTCCGGTGTAGCTGCCCCTGCTGTCAAGTGCGAGATGTGCGGAAAACCCATCACGGCGTTTGGTCAGTACTCCGCAGAGCAGATGGTGCAACTCAGCAAGGACAGATTCGGCGGCAAGTGCTACTGCGCTGAGTGCGGCGCAAAGGTGAAACAGCAGATGGCAGAGGAGGCGAAGAACGATGTCGCTGAATAAGATTTTCCTGATGGGTCGCATCGCGTCCGAAATTGAAAAGAAGACAACCAACAGCGGGTTCTCTGTTGTGACGATTCCCCTCGCTGTTGAACGAAACTACAAGCAGGGCGATGAGCGACAGGCCGACTTCATCAACTGCGTATTCTGGCGGCAGAGCGCAGACGCACTGGAGAAGTACTCCGGCAAGGGTCGTATGATTGCCGTAGAGGGAAGGCTGGAGATCCGCAAGTGGGAAGACAAAGACGGAAACAAACGGAACACTGCGGAAGTCCAGGTTGATAACTGGTACTTCGCCGACAGCAAGAAGGACGGTCAGAACAGCGCAGAAACGTCCAGCGCGTTTACCGAGGACACTACGGGAGGCGAACTGCCGTTTTGAAAGTGAAGCTGCTTCCAGGCGCGATCATGCCGACCAGAGCGCATCCGACAGATGCCGGACTGGATCTTTACAGCAGAGAAGATGCGCACATTTCTCCGAACGACTCTAAGACGTTCGACACAGGGGTATGCATCGAGTTGCCGCACGGATGTTATGGCAAAATTGAAAGCAAGAGCGGACTGAACGTGAATCACGGTATCGTCTGCTGCGGAGGTGTCATCGACGAACCATACAGGGGCAGTGTCGCGGTGAAACTATATAACCTTACCGCTTACCCCTACGACGTTAAGAGGGGAGACAAAATCGCACAGCTTGTCATCATGCACTACGTTGTGCCTGAGATGACGCTAACCGACGAACTCAGCGATACCGACAGAGGGGCAGACGGATTCGGTAGCACTGGAAGGTGAACTATGCTTATTGTAGACAGTCGCGAGAAGTGGACGCAACCAAACAGCACCGATAACCACATCGCACTCTATTTCTTCAAGCATCACATAGACTATACGATACGCAAACTGGACTGCGGCGACTACCAGTTCGATCACGACCAGTCAGTCAGCGTAGACCGCAAAAAGTCACTGGACGAACTCGCAACCAACCTACTGAACAAATCCGACTCATGCCGCTTCTGGCGCGAGGTGCGCCGCGCACATAAGCAGGGGACTAAACTGATAGTCCTCTGCGAGTGCGGCGGCGGGTACAAGAACGTAAACGATCTGAAATACTGGAAGTCAAAGTATAGCGGCGTAACAGGGCGGCGGCTGTTGTCAGAGATCCAACGCTGCGAATATGCCTACGGGGTCATATTCAAGTTCTGCGACCGCAGAAGCACAGCGCGGCTGATAATCGAACTGCTGAAGGAATACGGAGGAAATAACCATGCCAAGGCGAAAACAAGAGACAGCACTAATGGAGGTGATGCCATCTGATCTGACGGTTCCGCAGTGGACGGCAGATGACTTCACGCGCAGTACCGCTCCGTATGATTTCGTCTACCAGTTCCGAAACGATTCCTTTAAGATGCGGCAAGTGCTGGAGCTAGTCAAAGCACAGGCCGCAGCGGTGAAGATCCGTGGATTTATGAATCTGTGGAAACTGTACGTCAAGTCCCTGTCCGGCGAAGTCGTGGAAAGCAACCAGAACATCACCGACTTTGAAGGACTGCCCCTGAAACAGCAGCTTGTTTGCGGGAAGTACATCTGCGACAGCAGCGGCGTTTCCGTTGTGGACGGCTTCGGAGTAGCGCATTCCATCTGTTCGCATCCTATAGCCCCTGTAAGGCGCTTTAAGAACGTCGATACCGGGGAGGAGCTACTTGAGTTGTGGTATCGCAGAGGGGCGGCAGAGGGCAAAATAAAGGATGAGACGCATATCGTTCCGAAGGACGTAATCGCAAACGGCATCACAGGGCTTGCCCGTTACGGCATCGCAGTAAGCCGGAAGAATGACAAGGATCTGTCTGCCTATATTATGGAGATGGAGCAGTACAACTACGATGCCCTCGACGAGGAGAAGTCAGTCAAGCGCCTGGGATGGGTCGGCGACGGTTACGAAGCATTCAGCCCATACGTTGACCACATCTTCTTCGACGGCGAAGACGATTTTGGCAGCATCTTTGCCGCTGTTACGCAGAGGGGAACACTGGACGCATGGCGTGACATCGTTACGGATGTACGAAAGCAGAAGACCGCCGCAAGGTACTATCTCGCTGCGTCCTTCGCATCTGCCATACTCAAGCCCTGCGGACTGCTTCCGTTCATGATCCATGTCTTCGGCGGCTCAGAAAACGGAAAGACGGTGCTGCTGATGCTTGCCGCGTCCGTCTGGGCAAACCCAGCGCTTGGCGAATACGTCACGACATTCAACGGCACACGCTACGCACAGGAAACCCGCGCCGGATTCTTGAACAACCTTCCCATGTGCCTTGACGAGCTGCAAATTCAAACGTCACAGGGCGTTAAGGATTTCGATGACATCATATACCAACTCTGCGAGGGCGTGTCTAAAACGCAAGGAAAAGCGTCTGGTGGCCTCCGCAAGCAGACGAGGTGGCGCAACGTGATCCTGTCGAACGGGGAACACACGATCATTAAACCCCTCTCAGGCGGCGGTGCTAGGAACCGTGTTATAGAGATCGAATCGCCGGAGAAAATCTATAACGACCTTGTCGATCTGTGCGAGAAGATTACGCACAATTACGGATGGGCTGGAAAGGAATTCGTCTCCTGGCTGATGAATCCGTACAACATGGAACAGATGCGTGTCATGCAAAAAGATTATTACCGACAGCTGACGGAACACGGCGTGACAGAAAAGCAAGCCGGATCTGCTTCTGCCATCCTGACTGCTGATGCCATCGCGACGGAACTGATCTTCAAGGACGGCCTTGCTCTGACCGTGGACGAGATCACTCAGATTCTTCTCCGCAAGGGCGATATCGACATCAACCAGAAGACCCTGGACTGGCTGTTCGACTTCATTGCGTCCAATCAGATGCACTTTGACGTAGACAGCCGCACGGAGTTCTGGGGGCGCATTGACGAGGAAGAAGGGGTCGTATACATCATCCGCAGCATCCTCGACCGGGAGTTCTCGTCGCAGAACTTGGACAGCAAATCGTTCCTTGCGTGGGCATTAAGGAACGAAAAAATCGTCCCTTATAAGGACGGGGTTACAAAAGTCATGAAGATTCCCGGAACCAAGACAACAGCGCGAGTTGTGCAGCTAAAACTGCAAGAACACACCGAAAACGTAGCATTACCAACGGTTTCAGCGGTTTCTGACCTTCCGTTCTGATATGGTAATTATTGGAAAAGGTTACAGGGTTACAGTGGTTACAGCGAAATTTACATATACTATATAAAATGCGTATATAAAATTCGAGATAAGTTATATATTCATTTTGACTACACGCGTATCAAAATTAGTGTAACTCTGTAACCCAAGGCAGAAAAAGACAGCAAACCATTGCGGTGCAACGGATTGCGCGGTTACAGTTGATCTGTAACCTTGCGTAACCCATCGTAACCAGGAGAGGGTGATAGAATGGACTATTCCGCGCAGAACATACAGCTACAAGCGTATGACTCTACCAAGCTGCCTGACGCAGACTGCCCTTTACCGGAGCGGGTGCTGTGGTGGGCGCTGCGTGACATCTACGCAAGGTTCAAGGCGGGGCAGATCAGTAAAGAGGCAGGGGAGCAGCTGAAGCAGAAAGCCATGCAGAACTACACGAAGGACAGAACGCAGTACGACTCCCTGCGCCGGATCGAGCAGAACCAGGCAAAAATGTGGATGCGGATAGAGAGCGCCGCAAGGGACTATACAAAATCAGACAGCAGAACACCAGAGGCCGATGCGTTTTGTCAGGCCGTGTATGGGTGCAAATTGAAGGAGTGATTATATGGCAGAAGAAATACAGGAAGTCGCAGAACAAGTCGTAAAAAGGAAATATCGCAAAACAGGCGGCACAAATCCATCACTTGAAGCTATTACTACCGCTTCATCCAGCGACATTTCACGCGCCATTGCAAACGCTACGAGGTACATTAAAGCAGAGCCTTGCAAGTCTGACGATGAAATGGCAGAACGTATAAACTCATACTTTGCCGACTGCCAGCAGAACGGCGCGATCCCAAAATGGGAAACGCTGGCGCTGTGTCTTGGCATTACCAGGGCGCAAGCGTGGAACATCGCAACGGGCAAGCAGGGCGGCGCGGTTCGCCAGCGCATGATGCAACGCGCAAAGGACATCTTGAGCGCCATTGATGCGGAACTGGTCGCGACGGGGAAGATCCCCCAGGTCGTTTATATCTTCCGTGCGAAAAACTTCTACGACATGAAGGATCAGCAAGACGTTGTCGTAACGCCCAATAACCCGCTGGGCGATGCTATGACAACGGAACAGCTAACAGAAAAGTATAGCACTCTGATCGAGATAGACGGGGAGTGAGTGATACGGCAAAAGCGACAGAAATAACAGTTGACGTTAAGGTTGCAATCCCGGACGATACGATGTATCGCTGTCTGCGCATTATGGAGATGTGGATGGACGATCACCCCGGCGACGCTATTATGTGCGACAGGGAGCCTACAGCAGACGGGTACAGGCATCACGTTTATATCAAGCGCGGCGAGTAGGCAACAGAAAAGCCGGGGCAGAACCGCTCTGCCCCGGCTTGGGTGTATCTGTTAGGCCAGTTTCCGCTGTGCCTCAGACTGCTGGAATGCGGCCTTGCGGCGCTTCGTGTCCAGCCGATAGATCTTGTCATCGTTCGCAGAAATCTTATTTTGCCACTTGAAATACTCTGCGCTTCCTGGTACGCACTTGTCGCGCTGCTCCTCCAGAAACATACTGTACTTCTGCGCTTCCTCAATCTTGTACAGAATGTTGTCGATATCCTCACGGGTCTGGTTCAGAACAAATTCGGCCTTGCGGAGTTGCTCTTCATGCTTTGCAAGCTGCGCTGCCTG